GGGGCGAAGCCCACCCGACCCCGCTAAAAACCCGGGGGTAAACCAACGAAAACCATATGTTTTGCTACTATGTTGGTCTAGGCAACCACAGTAGCAACCACAGTAGCAATACATATAGACAATTCATTTACTTTGTATCTCCCTTTACAGGGAGATTAAACAAAGTAAATAATGGCCAAGCCATTATAGCCTTTACGCCTTTGAGGGCGTAGGCTAAATGTCTGGCCGATGAGCCAACCCTTCCGCCCCTTCCGCCGGCGAGCCACCGCGCCGATCACCCGTCGTCCCGAGTCGCCGTGGGCGAGGGCATGGCGTCTTTCGCCCGAACGGATGCGGCAGCACATCGAGCATCTGAACGAAGCGCGGACGGCCAAGTCGGAGGAAGCCGCCCAGCTCGTCCAGGCGGTCCTGAACCTGATCCCCGATGACCGGGGCTACCGTGCCCACGAACTCCGAGACCTGTTCGCAGCCGAGTGGGGTCGGTGCTACGACGAGCCGCTGACCAAGAAGGACGCCTGGAACAAGATTCGCAAGGCCATGCGTCACGGGATGCTCGGTCGGCATGACAACGGTTTGATATTTCCACGACACGGGTAGCAGATTGACTTGGCCGATGTCGGGCGTAACCATGACGCCGTGGTACGAAACAACGACATAGACGGAGAAGACTTCCGAGCGGCCTGCGAAACCATCGTGGAGGACGCCAAGCACCTGCGACGCATCGGGGCATTGAACATCATCCGGGCCGCGCACATCTCCGAACATGGCGGCGACCAAGAGGTGTCCCAACTCCTCATCTCCGAGGCGGCGGTCATGTTATCGGTGGCCAGCCAGATAGAGGACTTGCTCTGTCCTCCCAGCGAAGATGCCAATCTATGACGAATACCAAAGGTTCTGGAAACGCCTGTCCAAAATGGAACGGGCGACGCTGGCGGCGTCTGGATTCAATCCTAGCAACCCCGATGACGCCGGGGTGCCTCACGCTCACCGTTACTTCGGCGGAGAACCCGTGTCGGACCACGAAGACGAAACGAGGAGCGAAGGGTACGACATCAACCAGTTGCAAGCGGTGCAATGGCAGATGCGCGAAAGGACGTACACGGAAATGAGCGACCGTATGTTCACGGAGGAGATGGTGCTGGACATCCTCCGCAAGGTGATCGCCGTCATCGACCTTTCGACCCACGCCGAAGTCCGGCTGCACGGGACGTGCATCAAGCTCGCCCTCGGGATGCCCGACCAGCCGACCATGACGGCTTTGGCCAATCAGCACAAACTTACCCGCGCCGCCATCTCCGCCCGGGTGAAGACCATCCAGCGGAACCTCAGCCTGCCGCCGTCGATGTACATGAAGTCTGAAGCGGCGTGTAAGAAACTTTCCGTGGCGCGTAGGAAGAAACTCCGATGAGCGACAAGGTTCGACCCATCGACCTAGCCGGACGCTTCGGAGTCACCAAGCAGGCGATCAACAAGTTTATCACGCAGGGGATGCCGATTGACTCAGTAGAGTCTGCGGAAGCCTGGTACATGGCCCGAGGTGCCGGACGCATGGGTTCATCCGTTCGCCCAGACAAGGACTTCACCGAGACCGTCGAGCGTCAGCGCGAACTGAAGGCTCTGGCGTATCAGCAGTACCTTGACGACCTCGGCAGTAACTCGCCCGACGCCAGCAAGTCCTATGCGACCTACGACAAGTTGGTGAAGACCTTGGTGACGCTGGAGAAGGAACTCCAGGCTCGGCAGATCGCCAGCCGGGAGTACATCCGCACCCAGACCGCCATTGAAAGGTTCGGGCGAGTGTTCGCGCAAGTGCGTGAAGAGGTTACGCAACTCGGCACGAAACTGGCGTCGAGGGTAAACCCCGACAATCCGGGCCGTGCGATGAAGGCCATCGACGACGAGGTGAAGAAGATGCTTGAGCGTCTATCAGCAGCCGCCGGCTACGCCGAGCAGGCCGTGGTCAAGGAAGTCGACCCAGAAGAACCCATCGAGGTCGAAGACGAGGATTCCGTCGACGAAGTCGAATGATCATCGACCCGAAGACAGTCGATACTTTCGAGGCTCACATCCGTGCGATGATGACGCCCGACCCTGAGGGAGATATCGTCGCTTGGCTGGAAGCCAACGTGCGCGAAGTACCCGGCTCGCCGCAGCCCGGTCCGTTCCGAGTCGAGTCCACGCCGTTCCTCGCTCCCATCCTCCGCGCCTTGAGCGACCCGGAGATCACCACGGTCGTCGTCTTGGGTGCCGTCCAGATGGGCAAGTCGTCCCTGCTGGAACTTTGGTCCACCTTCATCCCTGCCCGTTCGCCTGGGCCTACGCTGCTCTTGCAGGACGTCGACGACAACGCACAGGACTGGCAGAAGGACCGCCTTCGTCCGATGTGGGAAGCCACGCCGGCGACGCTGGCCAAGATGGAAGACTCCGAACGCAACCAATGGAAGAAGACCCGTTTCGAGCGTAACACCGTCTGGGTGCTGGGTGCGAATAACAAGAAGAACCTTCAGCGTCGTTCCATCCGATTCCTCGGCGGTGACGAAGTCTGGCTCTGGCCCAAGGGTCACCTGAACGAAGCCTTGGCGCGTCGCACGGCTTTCATCTGGCAGGGCAAGTCGCTGCTCGTCTCGCAGGGCGGCGTCGAAGGCGACGACATCACCGACCTCTGGAACCAGTCCGACCGCCGGGAGTGGACTTTCAAGTGTACGCAATGCGGAACCCGCCAAGCATGGGAGTGGGAGCAGTTGATCTATCCCGAGGACGCACGGGAGCCGAACGGTTGGAACTTGGACAAGGTCAAGGCCGGCTGCACCTACGAGTGCAAGTCGTGCAAGCACCGCTACCGTGATTCGTTTGAAGTCCGCGCCGAGCTGAACCTGACCGGCGAGTACATCCCCATGAATCAGAACGCTCCCAAGGGCGTCGTCGGATTCCATTGGAATTCCCTCTGCGCTCAATGGGGCTTAGACTGGGGCAAACTGGCGGAGATGGCCATCCGAGCAAAGCAGGCTTTCGAGGAACACGGTGACGATGTCGCCCGTCGTGAATTCAAGCAGAAGCGGCTGGCCCTGAGTTGGTCTGACGATCCCGATGACGGCGGAGGCGAAGTCATGCCGCAGGGCTACAAGATGCTCGACCAATGGGACGACGAAGCGTTCATGGTCGATAGCAAGCTCGCCGAACCGCCCTTCAAGGACGAGTACAAAAAGGCCAAGCAGTTCGCCCGACTCCGCTTCATGGGCGTCGACGTGCAGCGCAAGGGCTTCTACTGGATCGTCCGGGCGTGGGCCTTGGACGGAAAGTCACGCATGGTGCAATGGGGATACTGCGACACCGAGGAGGAACTGCGGGAAGCCCAGAAACGCCTGGAGGTCTCCGACTTCTTCGTCTTCGTCGACTCGGGTGACGGACCGAATACCGACACCGTCTACCGTATGTGTGCGAAGTACGCCTGGAACGCCACGAAGGGGTCCGGCCAGAACGAGTTCCCTTGGCGTATCCAGACGCCCTACGGCATCAAGGTGGCCTATCGACCCTACGCCCGAGCCAAGGTGATCCAAGTCGGCCAGACGTCCTGCAAGTTGTACCTGTTCTCCAACCTTTACTTCAAGGACTCCATCTCCCGACTTCGCCGCGCTGGCCATCACACCTACCCCGAAGACGCCGGCGACGAGTACCGCAAGCAGATGCAGTCGGAACACCGCACCAGGCAGGCGAACGGGCAAGCCATCTGGCTTCCCATCGGCGAACGGGCAAACCACCTTTGGGACGTCGAGGTCATTGGCATGGTACCCGCCCTGATGGCCAAGCTCATCGGGCGCGGCAAGAACCGCCACGGCAAGCCCGAGGACCGTAAGCCTGACGAAAAGCAGACCGAGGAAGAAACCGCTTGACGCCACGACCCCTGATGGCATCTTACATCCCAAGCCGGCTGGCTCGACATACATACCACGGGTGGCTCTTGTGGATCGTTCATGGGGTGGGGTCAGCCGGCCCTTTTACACGGGGCTAAACGCAAATGGCACGACCCCAAGGTATCTTCCTTATTTTCGACATTTGCGACATTCTTGAGATTGTCGCCAAGGCGAAGGAACTCCTGAAGCAGGGTAAGACCATGATGGAATACTCCGATTCCGGCACGAATGTCGTGAAGGAGTTCCCGATGGATATCTCCACCGTCTTGGTGGAATGCCGCTACGCGCTGATGGTCAAAGACCCCCAGACCTACGGCTCCATCGACCGTGTCCGGGTCATCAATATGCTCAATAATTTCCGAGGACTCTGATGCGACCCAAAAAGCCGAGCAAGCCTGCTATCCCGCAGGCCAAGAAACCCAAGATGCCTAAGCGAGCCGATATGACGGTCCCGCAGAAGCAGGCGTCTGGCGGAGGCTCTGGCCCGGGCATCTTCTCCAATTTCGAGTCGGCGAAATTCAGCAACAAGCGTTCATGGATTTGGTCGTCTTGGCCGCAGGACTTCAAGAAGACCATGACGGTCTTCGACCGCATGGAGACCACGCGCAAGATGCGCTGGCTGGAGTTGAACGCCGGCCTGATCCGTCAGGTGCTGTCGGACATGGCCCTCTACACGGTCGGGGCTGGCATCAAGCCCCAGTCCCAGTCGGGCGACGAGATGTGGGACGACGCCGCCGAAATGTACTTCAAGCAATGGGCATCCCGTTCCTGCGACATCACGGGCCGATTCTCGTTCTTTGAACTCCAGCACATCTGCTGCCGCCTGATGGACCGAGACGGCGAGTGCTTCATCATCAAGACCCGTGGACCAGGCGGCGAACCCCGCCTTCAGGTCATCGAAAGCCACCGTGTCGGCAACTCGTCCAATAACGAAGTGCCTCCGGGCATGGTGGACGGCATCCTATTTGGTCCTTACGGCCAGCCCATTTCCTACAACGTCATCCGTTCGGACGGCTCCAGCCGCCTGGTGCCGGCCAACGCCGTGATGCACCTCTACGAACCCGAGCTGGCCTCGGGTGCGCGAGCCTACAGCCCCCTCCAGCACTCGATCAATAATCTGGTCGATATGCTGGAAATCCTGTCCCTCGAAAAACTCGCAGTAAAAACGGGGGGTGATATCACTCGCACGATCACCCGTGAAAATCCGAATTTCGACGGCACTCAGTCCGACTTTGAAGCCTTCGGCATGAAGCCGCAGGACTACGGCGACGGAATGACCGACCCGAGCGAGGCTTCGACCTTCCTCGGCGGCAAGGTGCTGGCCCTAGCCCCCGGCGAACGCCTGGAGTCCTTTGAGTCGAACCGCCCGAACAAGACCTTCGACGGATTCATCGAACACCTTGAGCGTGACTCCCTCGCAGGAATGCTCCCCTACGAATTCAGCGCGAACCCGACCAAGGCCGGCGGCGCGGTCATGCGTTTCGTGGTGGCCAAGGCCGACCGCAAATTCTCTCACCGTCAGCAGGTGATGATCCAGCGTTTCCTTACCCCCGTCTGGGGCTACATCATCGGCTGTGCCATCAAGGACGGCTTCCTCCGTTCGACCGAGTATTGGACTAACGTCACTTGGACGACTCCCCGCCGTGTCACCGTCGACGCCGGTCGTGACGCGCAGCAGAACCGCATGGACATCGAGTCCGGCCTCAAGAGCCTTACGGACAACTACCTTGAAGAGGGTAGCGACCCCAAGGAAAAGATGCGCGAGAACGCCGCCGAGAAGCGGTACCTGCTCGACCTCGCCAAGGAATTCGATGTGCCGCTGTCGATGCTCTACAAGCCGCAGAACGTCGCACCCTCCGATATCAACGCCTCCGTCGCCGACGACGAGCCTGACAAGATGGACGATGGCGACAAGATCGTCGAAGACGACGTCGACCCGGACGACGAAAAAACCTTCAACAAATAATCCATGTATTCCCTTTCTAACGCTTTCAAGACCTTCTCGCCGATGCTCATCGAGCCGGCGAAGGCCAAGGCATACCTTGAGAAGGTGGCCAGCCTGTCCCCTGCCGACCTGAAGGCTGGCGACGACCTTGAGGACATGATGGAGATGCTCTTCGGCCCGAAGCCGATGATGGTGAAGAGCGGCGACTTGGCCATCATCCCCGTCAAGGGCGTGATTGGCTCCGGCCTCACCGAGCTGGAAAAGATGATGGGTGCCACGGACATCGAAGACATCCAAGAGATGCTGGAAGACGCCGAGCGTGACCCGGGCGTCGAGACCATCATCTTAGACTTCGACACGCCTGGTGGCACCGTCACCGGCGTCCCCGAGATGGCTGCTCGCATCCGCGCCTGCAAGAAGCGGACCATCGGCTGGACCTGCAAGCAGTCCTGCTCCGCCGGGATGTGGCTGATGAGCCAATGCGACGAGGTCTTCGTGTCCCCGTCTTCCGTCGTCGGCTCCATCGGTGTCTACATCCCGATTTACGACATGAAGGCCGCTTACGCCGAGGAAGGCATCACCGTCGACCTGATCAAGGCCGGCTGGGCCAAGGGTGCTGGCTACACGGGTACGTCGATGACCCCCGAGCAGCGTAAACTCTTCCAAGACGACGTCGACGAGATGCACAAGTGGTTCATCATGGACATCAAGGCCGTCCGTACCTACGCCGACGAAGCCGATATGCAGGGTCAATGCTGGTCCGGCAAAAAGGGCGCGGAGAAGAGCCTGGTCTCCGGCCTGATGAACACCTTCGACGACCTCCTCATGGCCATCGACCCCGAGGAGTACGCCATTTACGAACGCGCCGAAAAGCAGGTGCCTTCCACCGGCCCCGCCGGCTACGCCAAGGCTGCTGACGTCTCGCCCGAGCAGGGTGACGACAAAGACGGCGTCCCCCCGATCTCCGACGACAAGAAGAAGAAAAAGAAGAAAAAGAAGAAGCCCGACGGCACGGACTCGGATGAGGATGAAGACGAGGACGAAGCCGACATTCCCGATGACGGATGCCCCCCCGTGGACACCGACTGCAAGCCCAAGGCTTGACACTTGGCTAAATCCAAGATGACGCTCGAAGAACGCCTTAACTCGCTGAAGGAAGCTTTCACCGGCAAGACCGCTGAGGTCGAAGCCAAGGCCAGCGAAGTTGCCTCCCTGTCCGCCAAGGTCGATGACCTGACGGCTGCGATGTCCGCTAAGGACGCCTCGCTCGCCGAGTTCGCCGCCAAGGTCGATGACCTGACCGCCAAGCTCGCCGCCGCTGATGAAATCCGCGCCAAGGCCGAAGCCCAGGCGAAGGAAATCACCGCCTCGCAGGAAACCGCCGGCAAGAAGGCCGCTGCAATCGCCGCCTCCGTCGGCGTCACCCCCCTTGAAGTCACCCCCGCCGAAGTCGCCGCTACCTCCAAGAGCGACGAGGATATCTCCGCCGAGTGGGTGGCCCTCAAACAGAAGGACGGCAAAGCCGCCTCTGATTTCTACAGCAAGAACCGTCCGGCCATCCTCCGCGCCGCCGGCCTTCGCTGATCCTTTCCCTCTCCAACCCAACCTAACTCCCTACTATGTCTAACAGCATTGGTGGATTGACCCTCCAGCTCGTCGCCGAAGAGTCCCTCCGCACCCTCGTCCCCGAACTCGTTCCCCTGACGGAAATCGCCGTCACCGACTTCGGCAACTACGTCGCCGAGCGCGGCACCACGGTTCACACCCGTTACGCCGACGCCTTCACGGCCACGACCTTCAACCCGGCTAACGGATTCGTCCCTGCTTCTGCCACCTCGACCGATGTCCCCGTGACCATCGCCGACCTGAAGTATGTCGACGTCGCCTTCACCGACTACGAAGCGTCCACCCTCAGCCTGGAACGCCTCCGTCGCCTCTTCTTCGCTCCGATCGCCAACGCCGTCCAGAAGTCCCTCTTCGACGAAGTCCTCTCCAAGGTGACCGCCGCTAACTTCGCCTCCGAAGCCTACTCGGGTGCTACCTCTGGTTTCAACCGCATCGCCGTTGCGAACGCCGCCAAGAACCTGACCAAGGCTAACCTGCCTCACATCGGTCGTAAGTTGCTCCTTAGCCCTGACGCTATGGGCCAGCTCGTTCAGGATGCCTCCGTCGCCCAGACGTTCTCCTACGGCAACAGCGATGTCATCCAGAACAACTCGATCAGCAAGAACCTCCACGGTTTCAGCGTCTCCGAGTACAACGGTTTCCCGACCTCCGGCACCGCCTTCACCGAAGGTCTCAACGGCGTCGCCTCCTGCAAGGAAGGTCTCGTCATCGTGACCCGTGTTCCTGCTACCCCGACCACCGGCGGTGGCGAACAGATGGTCGTTCAGGACCCGGACAGCAAGTTCTCCTTCGCTCTCCGCTACTGGTACAACTGGCAGGCCGGTCAGCACAATATGTCTGCCCTCTGGCTCGTCGGTTCGGCTGTCGGTAACCCGAACGCCCTCCAGCGTATCAAGTTCAGCTCGTAACCTTTCGGGGGAGTTTAAAATCCCCCAAAGCGACAATGCGAAGCCCTCTCCCCGCGCCACGGGGGGAGGGTTTCTTATTTTGACAATGGGCTAAACCCATGTCGGGAAT